TCCAGCTGTCCTGGATACGTACAGATAACCAGTGAGCCTGCTACTATAGTAGAGGCAGCTACTTCTACAGGTAACTCTGTAGTAGACGCAGTTATAGCTGCACCCGAACCCCTCATAGTTGAACCCATAGAAATAGAACCTATAGTAGTTGATATACCTGCTGTAGAGCCTATTGTCGTGGAAACAGTTATTATAGAAACTCCTGTAGATATTGCAGAAGTAAACTTAGAACAGTCTTTAGAGATAGAAATAGAAGCAGAACTAGAAGCAGAAATTACACAAGAACCTATTATAGAAGAGATTGTTATTGAAGAACCAGAGGAGGATACTACTGAAATACTTGAAGATACTCAACCCGATGATGATGATACATCTGAAAAACCAGAGGAAAAAGGAGACGAAGATGCACAAGACAACGATGAGAAATCTGAAGAAAATGAATCAACTGGAGACGACGAAGAAAAAACTGAAGGAGATGTTGAGTCTCAAGAAGAAACCGATGAAGACAAAGAAGAGTCAACTGAAGCAGAAAAGCCTAGTGAAGAAGTTGAAAAACCTAAAGAAGAGATTCAAAAGAAAAGAGTCTTAAAGAAATCAGAAAAGAATAAGCGAATGAGAGAGTTAGTAGCTGAGAAAGTATTAGAAGCAACCAAAAAACTTGAAGAGGCTACTACTCTTGAACAACAGAAAAAACTACAAGAAACAATTATAGCTTTAATCGCTTTTGTTCCTGACTTTAAAGATTATGGAATAGATATAGACGGAGGTAGCGTACCTGTATTACCTTTCTATCCAGATGTACCTACTGTAGATCACGGATTTTCAAGATGGTTCTTAAATGATGAGGGGTTTGCAATTTTAGAAGATTTACAGTATAATTAATAACTGAGGGAATCTTATAGTAAAGTAGGCATAATATGTTAAAAGAAATAATACTTAGTATAGCACTAAGTAGCCATATGGGATTTGATAATAGTTATAATGAGATTCATCCACACATAAGATATAAATATGATAACAATATAACAGGACTTTTTTATAATAGTGAGCGCACTATAAGTTTTTATATAGGTAAAGAATATACTAATAGTAAATTTACTATAGATATGGGTATAGTAACAGGTTATGATAATGCTATTATATCACCTATGATAGTTATAAAGAAAGATAATTTCTTTATAATGCCTGGAATTGAAAATAAAACAATAGGATTAGTATTAGGATATGAACACGTATTTTAGATTATTTATAGGACACTACAAACAACTAAGGGCTAGAGGTAATCCTTTTCCTTGGTATTATCATACTGGTTATAGCATGTATAATTGTTTTCGATGGGCACTATATAATGCTGCTAACAACGATTTAAATGGTAGTTATTTGTGGAGCTATTCTAAGTGCGGTAAGTATAAAGAGAGGATAAGAGAAATTGGCAGAGATAGAGTATGGTGGGGTAAAGGCAAGTGGTTCAAAACTACTACTCGTAATACCACTATTAGGAACAATAGGTGGTGGTCTTTGGGCTGGCTTTGAGTTTTATAAAGACTATACAGATATGAAAGAACAGATACAGAAGTATGTTGCTCCTGACTTATCTGGATTTGATAAACAAATTGCTCTTCAAGCAGAGCATCAAATAACTGTTGAACGTCATATGGAATTTGTTAGTGAAGAATTAGCACTATTTAAAGATGAGTTTAAGAATATAAGAAATGGCATAGTTGATAATACTGATATGACTAGAGATACTAAACATGATTTAAAAGATGAAGTAGTACGTGTAGAGAAACATTTAGATCGTATTGAAGATAAAGTTATAGAGGTCGAAGAAGAAACTAGAGCATTAGGTGTAATGTTGTTAGGTGAAGTAAGAGAACTAATGGATGAAGGTGAATCAGAGCAAGATAGACTTACCAGAGACGTTCGTCAAATGATAGATGATGCTAGTAATAGATTTAATGATAAAATATCAGGTCTTGAAGGTTATGTAAAGCGTGAGTTAGGTACTCTTGAGGATAGACTAAATAATAAATTAATGAAGGCTTTGGATAATCCACTTGCTAATAGATAAGAGAATCAATGAAATTAATTATATACTTTATAGTATTAGTACTAATAGCAGTAAATGTCGCCGTAGCTGAGGATTTTTTAGAACTAAGAGAATATAGAAATCGTTTATGCTATGATGGTGATACTTGCTATGTGGTAGCAAAAACACTACCAGAGAGTTTAAGAAATATGAGTATACGCATTTTAGGTATAGATACTCCTGAAATTAGAGCAGATTGTCCTGAAGAAAAAGATTTAGCATTACAAGGCAGAGCTTTTGCTAATGATATGTTTAAAAATGCAGATAATATTGAGTTTCGTAATTTAAAATGGGATAAGTATGGCGGCAGAATCTTAGCTGATGTATATATTGACGGTATGTCTTATAAACATGAAATTATAGAAGCGGGTTTAGCTCGTGAATATTATGGTGGTAAAAAATTAGGGTGGTGTGATTAATGTGGTTTTTTCTTATAAGTTCTATAGCAGGATCTATAATAGGCTCAGCTACTGACTCTTGGTTTAGAGATACAAAACTTGGTATCTGGTTTTATAATAAATTAGATAGTATATACACTTGGGCTTCTGATCGGTATGGATTAAAATTATTAACAGATGAAAAGAAGAGAATGGCTAAGTTTCCTGAACTAAGTAAAAGACTAGATTCTCTTGAAAAACAAACTAAATGTATGAAAAATAGGATTTATACTTTAGAAAATAAATTTGAAATGAAAGAGGCTGCCTTAGATAGAGTAGATTATGGCAGTATCGAGGAAGATTAATGTATAAGTCACTTGAAAAAGGATCTAAGTATGTACACTTAGATATAGATAATGATGGTATAGTAACGGATGAAGAAATGGCAAGAGCTAAAGAGGTAGCAGAGTTTGAGCATAATATAGCTAAGTTTGAGAATGAAGATAAAAAAGAAGATCAAATTCGTAACATGGCATGGTTTGCTCTTTGGGGTATGCTTTTATATCCTGTGGGTATTGTAGGAGCGTCATGGCTTACTCTTGATACTGCTGCCAACTTACTTAGTGATATTGCCCCTACATATTTTGTTGCTATATCTGCACTAGTAGCTGCATTTTTTGGTGCTCAAGCATATACTAAAGGCAAGTAGTATATATGCCCCTATACTATACCGATATACCTGTATTAAAACTAAAGGTTAAGATATTTAAAAGACCTATAAATAAACATTATTTAGGTGACTTTAGTGAGCGAGTTTATAAATCCGGTATACAGTATCCTATTATTTTAAATGATAAAGGCACTAAACTTGAGTGTGTATTAGGTAATACTCGTATACAAGTTGCTATTATGTTAAAAATACCTAGCATATCTTGCTTACTAATTACAAATAAATATTATAAAGATCTTAAACGAATCAAATCGTATGAAGATTTTCTATTACGATCTGGCTTAACTAAATATGATATGCAACGAGGATTATTAAAAGCTATATTGTGATTGCAACTTCCTTATTTTTTATGTATAGTAGTAGAAACTATGGGGGTTATATGGAATACTACAATCAAACACAAGACGACTGGCGTATTGCTCAATGCTGTCAATTTCACGATAAAGCATTAGTAAAACGATACAATCTAGGAACTACTACTAAAACTTATGCTTTGAAAGAAGGCGGTAAAGAACGTGTACAAACTAAAGCGATATCAAACTGTAAAAAGCTACTTGATATTATCTCTACATACTTTCCGACACAACCTAAGAATCTGCGGGCATTCCGTATATCTTCCGAGCTTCTGCCTTGCTATACTTTGGATTTCACTGCGCCGTGGTATGATGAGATTCGTGATGAGATTAAAGAAATTCTGGCAGAAACTGGACGAGCAGCAAGAAAGCACAGTATACGTCTTAGTGTTCACCCTGCTCAGTATACTGTGCTTGCTAGTAATAAAGCTGAAGTCGTAAAAAAATCTATTGAAGATCTAGAGTATCATGCACTATACGGACAGTATATGGGAATTCCAGCTGAAGAGTTCTCTATGAATATACACTTACAAGGACTATACGGAGGAAAACACGAAGATGGTATTTCCAGGTTTGCGACTAACTTCCCCTACTTATCTGAATACGCCCAAGGATGTCTCTCAGTCGAGAATGAAGATAAACCAAACGGCTACGACATCAAACACACACTTGAGCTTGCGCAGAGAATACCTATACGATGCACTCTCGACACGCATCACTACGCCTGTCACAGAATGGTCGAAACAGAACGAGTCAAATTTGACGGTAAGTATATCAACAGAAAAGTCAGAGACGTTGAGCACATCACCCATACTCACGAATATTTTAGGGAAGCCGTTAAAAGTTGGAGAGGTTTACGCCCACTATTCCACGTGTCTCAGTCGTTCCCACCAGAAGATCAATCTCATTGGATGAAACCTAATGCTCACGTAGGAGAGTTCTGGGATGAAGAATTGATGGCAGCACATGTTCCTATGCTACAATATGCAGATTTTGATATTGAGGCAAAGCATAAAGAGATAGCAGTTAAAGGATTTTATGACTTTATTAAGAAAGAAGAAGAGTTTGCTGGAGAAACAATATCTAGTATTAGGATTAAATGAGTAATAAAATAGATATGAAAAACTTCTGTCCTGCTCCTTGGACAGAAGTTTTTATAAATTGGAATAGCTCTGGTCCTTGTTGTGTTAATAATCAGGTATATAAAGGGTTAAACCCTGAGAAATATTTAAAATCTAAAGAACTAAAAGATCTAAAAAAACAATTTTTAATAGGTGATAGACCTAAATCTTGTGATGCTTGTTGGGCTGCTGAAGATGCGGGTATTAAATCCGTTAGACAAACTCAGACTACCATAGGTAGTAAATTACAAAGAATTTCTTTAGCTATTACTAGTAAGTGTAATTTTAAATGTAGAATGTGTAACCCTATAGATAGTGATGCTTGGGTAAAAGATAAAAAAGCATTAGAGTTATATAAATCATATTATAATAATATTGATATATATAGTTCTATTAGAAAAGTTGGAGATGATTATCAAAGCATAGATTGGATTATCGAACAATGTAAAACTAAAAAACTATTAGTTAATTTACTTGGAGGGGAACCTTTTATTAGTTTAGGGTTTTTATATTTTTTAAAAAAAGTAAAAGAGTATGATCTATATGATAATATATCTTTAGTAATAACCACTAATTTATCAGTTACAAAGTATAAAGGTGTAGATTTTACTGAAGAATTAAAAAGATTTAAAAGACTAGATGTATACGCTAGTATAGATGGTTGTTTTAAAGTAGGAGAGTACATAAGAGAGGGTTTTAATTTTACAAAATTTCATAATAATTTAATGATTATGAAACCTTTAGTTACTCATTTTTCTGTTACCCTACAGATATATAATATATACGATATGCCTAATATATTTAAATATGCAGATACTTTAGGAATTAAAGTTACTTTAAATTATATGTTTGATCCTCTGCACTTAAAAGTTGAAATACTTAATACGGAAGAAAGACAAAAAGTACTAAAATATTATGAATCTAAAAATTTTACTAATAAAAGTATAATTAACGTGCTTAAAACAGGAGATGATTATACTACTTATAGAGCTAAATATATAGAATGGACAGATACTTTAGATAAACTTTGGAATAAAAATATAAAGGACTATATTCCAGAGCTTTCATCACTTAGCCATTAAAATTAGATTGGACATATAACTATAGAAATGTATAATGAGGGTACTTAGGTATCCTCATTTTTTATGGAGTAAACATGGCAGTTAGACGATTAACAAAATCATCAGAAGGTGATATGATATGGAAAACTATAAGTTCTTCCGTTAAAAAGAAATCAAAACAAGATTGGTGTGTATTCTATACTCCTATGGGTAGAATGGTAAATAAACCTTCTGGTAAACGACCAAGAAGTATGCATCCTGAAGATTGGTGTGCAGATAAAACTCCATTTAGAGGAAAAGTTATAAGGAGTTACTAATGGCTCCTCGTATTCCAAGGAAGAAAGGACAGAAGGCTAATTCAAAAAAGCACTCTGATTTGTATACAGATGAAAATCCTAAAGGTACTATTAAAAATCTGGGCTTTGCTAAAGTTAAAGACGCTGTGGCTTCTGTCGCTAAAATTAAAGGTTCTAGCAAAAGTCATGCGCATAAAACGCAAGCAGCAATAGCTATGGAACAAAGAGCACGAGAAATGGGTAAAGTTTCCGCAGCAAATGTTTATAGAAAATTTATAAACCAACAAAAAAAGATAACAGCTAAGAGGAGAAAATAATGGCTAAAAAACCAGCTAAGAAAAAAGGCGCAAAACCTACTAATCCAAAACTGTATGCAAGTGTTAAATCAGAAGCTAAGCGTAAATTTGCTGTCTATCCTTCTGCCTACGCTAATGGTTGGTTAGTGAGAACCTACAAATCGCGCGGCGGCGGTTATAGATAATGGCTAAACCTAAAGGTGGACTAACAGCGTGGTTTGGTAAAGGATCTAAAGGCGACTGGGTCAATATTGGTGCACCAAAAAAAGATGGTAGTTTTCAACCTTGTGGTAGGAAAACTGCAAAAAAAGGTAAATATCCTAAATGTGTACCTCGCGCTACAGCTAATCGAATGACAGCTTCTGAGATTCGTAGTGCGGTTAAGCGAAAAAGAGCTGCAGGTAATCCAGGAGGAAAACCTACAAATGTAAAAACTTTCGCAAAAAAGAAAAAAGGAAAGAGCAAATGAAGGGTGTCCCACATTATAAAAAAGATGGTACTGAGTATAAAGGTAAAATGCATAAACATGCAGATGGCACTTTAATGTCTGGAACTAAAATGGGTAAAAATTCTGTAAACCTATTTCATTTTAAAGACCTTAGTAAAACTGCTAAAGCAAAGGCTAAGAGGAGAAAATAATGACTAAACTATATGAAAGAGGTTTTGCTTGTTATGACTTAAATACAGCAAATACTGTTACAGTAACAGCTACCAATAACAATTCTACACCTGTAACTGCTATACTCGCTACTACAAAAGTAATTAGAGTTGCAGCAGATGGGCATGCTTGTCACTTTACAATGAATGGTACTGCTACAGCAGATAGCTTTTTTATTCCTGCAGGGACTCAAGAATATTTTGCAGTAAAAGCTACAGGATTAACTCCTGCATTTATAAATGCTAGTTCAGGAAACAACGCAAAAGTTAACCTGACTGAATTTGATAGCTAATGACTAAACGACATTCTGACTAAAAGGAGAGTAATATGGAAGTATTAAATAAAATTAAAGATTGGGCTGGAGGACTTGCGCATGCAGGAGTTAGTCTAATTGGGTTAGGAATTGTACTTGAAATTCTATTTAGCGGTATGAACATACCATTTTGGCCTAATGTAGCAGTAACTGGGAATATCTTAACACTGCTATCAAACTTTAGTGACCAAGGATTAGTAGGCTTAGCTGCTTTAGCTATTCTTTGGCAGATATGGAATAAAAACTAATGGATCATAAAATGAAAAAACCAAAGAAAAAAATGGCTAAAGGGAAACCAGCCAAAGCAAAAGGTAAGATGCCTGCTTTTCTAGAAAAGAAAATGGGTAATAAAGGCAAAGATAAACCAGCTAAGCCTGGTGATAAGCCTATGGGCGGAAAGCTAACTGCTGCTCAAAAGAAATTGCCACCTGCATTGCAGGCAGCAATTATGAAGAAAAAGAAAAAGTAAATGCTTGAAAATGCATCTTTAATGGCAAGGTTTGCTTCTTTGGTATATCTACCTGAAGAAGAGCTTAAAATCAAACTTAGTCAGATGGGATATGATAAATTTCATTGGATTGACATAGAGGATACTCAAGCTATGATTATTCCTCCTTATCAAGATAATCAATTAGTTATCTGTTTCCGAGGCACAGAACCTGATCAATTAACAGATGTATTAGCAGATCTTAAAGCGTGGCGTAAACCTAGTAAAGAAAAAGGTTTAGTACATTATGGATTTGTGGAAGCACTAGATAAAGTTTTTCCAACTATTGAGTATCTACTAGAATCTATGGATATTAGCTTAGAGAAACCCACAAAAGTTGTATGCACCGGGCACTCGCTCGGTGCTGCACTTGCTACTTTATGTGCTGCTAGAATAGATGCACATGAACTTTATACTTTTGGATCGCCAAGAGTAGGAAATAAAGATTTTGTTAAAGAGTTGATAAAAGATGGGATTAAACATTATCGTTTTGTAAATAATAATGATATTGTTACAAAGGTTCCTTTTGCTTTTATGATGTATAAACATTGTGGTGAATTATGTTACATAAATTATCATGGTAATATTCGTAAGATGACTATTTGGCAAAGAATCAAAGATCAGTTTAGAGGTATAATTCGTGCTTGGCAAAAAGGTGAACCTTTTGATGGAGCAAGAGATCACTCTATATCTGCTTATGAGAAAAAATTAGAAAATGTTTGTCTACAGAGCAAAGACTAGCTGTCCTGTGTGTAATACCCCAAGTGAGATTTGGGTCGAACAAGGAAAAGTTGTACCCCTAGATATAATCGAATGTCCTAATTGTGAACAGCTATTTGAGGGTAAAGATTTTATAAGTAGCTTTATAGAATTACGAACTAATGCTACCATATCTTCACACTCCTACAAGTAACATAAACTATTAACTTGCTTATAGCTCTTTTATTTTGTATATTAAGATATATTCAAAAAGGAGAGACCTATGGGAAAGAAACGCCTACGCAAAAGCCAAACTTCAAAAGGTATTCACAGTACTGTGAATGGCTCTATTCTAAAAGAGCTTCGTCAAGATTACTTGGCATCGCCTGATCGTATTCTTAATCAGCTTAAAGCACATCGTGCTGGTAAAAAAGTTATGGTCACTATTCCTAACCCTAACAAAAATGCAACCAATAAACGGTTTATTCGTATTCCTGCTTCTACAGCTTGGAACTCTGGTAAACTCAAGCAACTTGCATGAGAAAAACTACTAAAGCAGAGAGATTAGCTGCTCACAACGAGTGGCTAAAACTCTACGGTGCTCACCCTTCTCAAATGAACAAAAAGTCTAGATATAGACCTGCTAGAACTAAATTTAAAATTGGTAAACACCTCACTTCTGATTCTGTAGGTAATGGTATTGTTCAAGAAAAGAAAAACTATAGTGGTGAGAATGACTTTGTTTTAGGCTTAGCTTATAATAAAGGTAATTTACAACCCTTAACACTTAAAGAAGTAGCAGATCCAGCAACAGGGAAACGTAGATAATGGAAAGACTAAGAAAAGCAGAATGGATTCACTATGCTAATGGTGAGTTGGATACGTATGTCAAATTTGTTAACGAGCAGATTTTTCCTAAATTTGTCTTAGCCAAACGCGGTTTTGATTTTAGCCCTTCTCGTAGAAGTTCTCGTGGGGGAATGTATGCTGACGGTCCTGGTATTAATATAGCTATGCACCACTATTGTAAGAACTATACAGGTGAGCGTCTGATTCGTGTGTATGAGTATAAATCTTTTGATAGTAGTTCTGTTATTGGTGGTTTTTATACTAAAGACAAATATCAAAAACTTAATATGGTTTTATTACATGAACTAGCTCATGCTGTTCAGTATTATACTTATAGAATAAATATGACTAGATGTAAGCCTCACGGCCCTATCTGGAAGAACCTATATAAAAGACTACGTGAGGAGTTTCTTAATCCTCATCTAGGAGATCAAGTAGCATTAAAAGCTGAGTATGACGATGATGTAACTTCTATTACTAAACATCGTAAGTCAGCTATACCAGTAGCTACTAAGAAAGAGTTAGACGCGTTATTTGCCAGAGCTGCCTCAAAAACTTAATAAAACCCACTGCTCAAGACCGTGGAATGAACTACACATCGAGGAGGACGGAAGCGTCACTCCTTGTTGTGTTATGCCTTCTAATAGGTTTCCTATGGGTACTAATCTTCAAGAATATATCGAAGGCGAACCTTTAAAAGAGTTAAAAAAAGCTCTTTTAAATGATGAACAACATCCTAATTGCGAATATTGTTGGAATAATGAATCTACAGGTATACGCTCTCACAGAAAAACTACTGTAATAGAACCCAACAAAATTACTGATGTTCATATACGTTTAAGCAATGTATGTAATTTTAAATGTAGAATGTGTAATCCTTCATTTTCTACTACTTGGGCAATTGAAAATAGATCTCATGGTATTTTTATAGAACCTCCTGAAAAACCCATAAAAGATACTTTTAAAGATAATCATTATCTACTTAATTTATTGAAAACTAAAATTTTAACAGGTGAATTAACCCAGATAAATATATCTGGCGGTGAGCCCCTGCTTACTCAAGCTAATTATGAACTATTAACTTTTTTAATTAATAATGATTGTGCTAATAAAGTTTGTCTTTGTTACTCTACCAATTTGTCTAAACTCGATTATAAAAAAATTGATTTATTAGACTTGTGGAAACATTTTAAACATGTTACATTGGAGGCAAGTTGTGATGGATGGGGAAAAGCAGTAGAGTATTCAAGAACAGGATTTAATAGAAAAGATTTTCTACATAATCTAAAAACAGTTATGGGCCATTCTAATATTACTGTAAGTATTAACTGTGTAGTAAATATTTATAGTGTTTGGACTCTTCCCAATATGGAAAGATTTAGAGAAAATCTTGGTTTAAATATTATATATGCGCCTTGTTATCTTCCTGAACATACCAATCCACAAAGATTATTTAAAGAAGATAAAGCAGCATTGAAGAAACTTTATGCAGGAAATAAATATTTAGAAGATGTATATATAAACTTTATATCAAAATATGAGTCTAGTCTTCCTAGATTAATGGTATACTACAATACTACTTTAGATAAATATAGAGATACTAATTTTTTCGATGTTTTTCCACAATATAGAAAGTATAGGAGATAAAAATGGCAAACGTATGGGTAGGGACAGATTATTATATACCTTCAATAGACCAATCTGGAGATTCATTTATAGTACAAGTTAAATCTACTACCACAAGTAATACATATGTATACGAAACAGTAAAAAATGATTCTACATCTAATTCAGAAGCTGTAGGAGCGGCAGCAATAGTGTGGTTAGATAAGTTTGGGTTTACTTCAGATTATGAATTTGGTCCTCATGAAGATGATAGCAGAAGAACTACTATAGTACCTTCTAGCACTAAAAGTATTGCTGGACAAGGATTGCAAATAGAATATGCAATTGCAGCAAATGGGTTTATTCAAGCTTTTGGTGGCGGGCCTTATCCAAATAATTTTGATAGATCAGGTTCTAATAATCATCCTTATCATGTAACTGTAGGAGGTTCTGGTTGGGAAGAACAAGATGAATTTACTCTTACAAATATAAGTGGTGGATATCCTGATTCTGCTCTTGTTGAAAAAAGAAATAATGTTACAGGGTATGTAATATGGACAGATAAAAATGGTCCTTGTTTTTATACAGGAACTTCTGAAGTTGATTTAGCCTCTAATGCTACTTTTCATGTTAATGCTGCAATTCGTGCAGGTAACTGGACACCTTAATAAATGATATTAGTCAGTAATGGATGTTCTCATACTGCGGGAGCGGAGATAGAGTACAACCAACAAGGAGACTGCTATAATAAAGCATGGCCTAAACATTTAGCAGATAATTTAGATTATGAACATACTAATTTATCTATGTCAGGAGCTTCTAGTAATAGAGTACTTAGAACTACTTATGACTATATTCATGACTATGCAGTACAAGGTAAAGATTTTAAAAAACTATTTATAGTTATATTATGGCCAGGCATATTTAGAACAGAACTTTATATACAAGGTAAGTCCACAAATTATAATTACGATGATTTATGGGCGCCTATGCTAGTATGTAATGATGAACAGTATAAAACAGAATACTTACCTATTCACTATCATTACTTTAAATCTTGGGTAATTAATACTACACCTTACCAAGCAACTTGTGAATTTTATATGACAGTAACAAATTTACAAAATTTATTACATAGATATGGTATAAAATATCTATTTATGGATGCTGCTAATTCAGGATTATCTAGTTTTGCTCAAGTAAAGCGTTATAAAATACACATAGATAAAAGATACTATGAAGGATTAGATAATCCTGAAAATTGTTATACCAGTATATGTAGAGACAGTAATCAAAAAATGTCAAAGCATAGTGAACGTAAGTGTCATTATGGTGAAGATGCTCATATATGGTTTGCTAAATATATTGAAAACATAATTAACAAAAGAAATATACTTTAGCCTTGCTTGCTAGTTATTTTATTGTTAATATACAGTATATAATAAGGAATCACACATGGCACAATATCTAATTAGAAAAGGAAAATTCTCTAATGAACTTGCAAAGTTTGAAGATTCAGACTATCCTACTGACGTGTATACCATCGGCGATAGGGGATGTTCTTGTCCTTCTAGGTATCGGGCTTGCAAACATACTCGCATTGTAACAGCTTGGACTAAAGCTGGGTCACCAGAAGGTGTAGTACTTGATGACGATGCGTCAATCATAGGAAACATATTTGAATGGACAATATAGTAAAATTTCCACAACTATCTGAGGCAGATAAACAGTTTCTTGAGCTAGAAGAACAGAAACGTCTTATTGAAGAACAAAAAGAACTAATAGAACAACTTAGGAAAGCTAAAAAATGAGTAAAATCATTGTACTATCTGGAGGATTTGATCCCTTGCATGAAGGTCATATTTCCATGTTTCATGCCGCAGCTGAAAAATATGATGAAGTTATAGTAGGCTTAAACTCACAAGAATGGTTAGAACGTAAAAAAGGTAAAGCATTTATGAGTGATCAGACTCGTGCTGCTGTACTAAATGCTATAGGTTGTATTGATAGCGTAAGATTCTTTGATGACTCTGACGATAGTTGTATAGAGTTACTACGAGAAGTGCGTTCTGAAATAGATTTAGATAATAGTATTTTGTACTTTGGTAATGGTGGTGACCGCGCTCATGGTAACTTTGCAGAAAAACCTTATTGTTTACAAAACTCTATTGAGATAGATGATGGACTTGGTGGTACAAGTAAGCAAAACTCATCCTCTGATATTATACAAAACTGGTCTATAGGTAAAGCAGAGCGAAACTGGGGACATTGGATTGTAGCTAAAAGCTATCCTGGCTGTAAAATTAAAGAGTTGGTAGTCAATCCAGGCTGTACTCTATCGTGGCAGAAACATAACCATCGTACAGAGGAATGGTTTATCAGACATGGTACAGGAGCAGTATGGACTTCTATAGAAGGTAATGATCCTACTTATGTCTGTAAAGAGATTAAACTACCTTTAAATACTACTTTTCACATTCCAAAAGGTACTTGGCATCAATTGGGTAATCCTAGCTCTGTACCACTATCTGTAATAGAGATTCAGCATGGCTCTCAGTGTGAAGAAGATGATATTTTAAGAGGAACTAGACCTTTAAATGTTATTTGGTAACTAATTTGTAGTGTTGCAAAATTACAACAGTTAACCCAACAGCTTTAAAAAATACTACTTTTAGCTTGATAATTCCTTAAATTTATACTATATTATATGAATGAGTTGCCGTATAGGGACTCATATAATTCTTGCTGTTATAAAGGAGAAAACAATGACAG